AAATGACCACTGAAGTGTATGCCTCTGTGGGCAAGAGCGTGGTGCAGAAGGCGTTTTGGTTGATCGGTGCGGTAACCACGGCCCTAGTAATCGGGAACGTGTCATTAAAGGAACTTTTGAAATGAAAGAGTTTGTTAAAGCCCGTTTGAAAGAGCCTTCCACCTGGAGGGGCATCATCCTGCTGTTGACCGCTGCTGGTGTGCCGATTGCCCCCCAAATGGGTGAGGCCATTATCTGCGTAGGGCTGGCCTTGGCTGGTGGGGTAGGGGTGGTGACCCCTGACAAGCGATGAAACCCCTCTACGACATCGTAAAGCGGTTTGAAGGCTGCAAGCTGAAATCGTATAGATGCCCCGCAGGGGTGTGGACGTGTGGATGGGGTGCTACCGGCCCTGATGTCACCGAGCACACCGTCTGGACGCAACAGCAGGCTGATGAGAGGCTTGCTAAGGATCTCGACAAGTTCGTGGACGGCGTTTTGAAACTTAGCCCCGTCCTGAAAGGTCAGGTCAACCGGCTGTCTGCCGTGACCAGCTTTGCCTATAACACAGGCTTGGGGGCCTATCAGAAGTCCACGATGCGGAAGAAGATCGACGCCCAGGACTATGCCGGGGCGCAGGCTGAGTTCTCGCGGTGGACGAAGGCAGGAGGCAAGGAACTGCCTGGTCTGGTCAGGCGTCGTCAGGCTGAAGCTGACCTGTTCGGATCATAGATCCTTCCAGTACAGGTAAACCAGACCGGTGAGTGTGCAAAGGATCAGCAGCCCGCCGGCCATAAGGTCGGTGTCGGTCATAGATCAAACAGGGTGACCAGCTCCCGTCTGAGTGGCAGGACATCCAGATCCGGGTGACGGGCGGCAAGCAGTTCGAGGTAGCGCAGCGCGCCGCGGGCCTGCTTGGGCGTCTGGCAGGAGTTGATGACCCGCCAGGCTTTCTGTATCAGTTCGTTCATTGTTGATCCTCATTTTCTGTTACGAATGTAAAGCTGGACTTTCCATCCCAACAATCGTGATAACTGGCGGCATAATCTCGGCCTGTCATCCATTGAGTAATTTCGTCAGGCGTTGCCCGCCAATCCCAACCTTCGCCAAACGACTTAGCGACGAACAGGCGTTCACCGGTTTTAGCGTCGAGCATGTACAGTCTGTTATGTGCCATACTGCCCCCTTGCTCGGATTTTGTAATTGGCCTCAGCCCATGATGCATCTGGATGGTTGCGCAGATAGTTTTCAATTTTATCTTCGCGGCGACTGTATTCGCGGGCGCGTTTTCTATCTTCGCGTTCCATGCGCTCTACATCATTACGGGTTGGATATTCGCGACTAGGCGAATTGTAATTTGTTGCCATTTACTGCCCCCTTGCTCGGATTAGTCCAGCACACTTTAACGCCATCATGTTTTGCGTAGACTGTTCAACTTCAATTCGCGCCGGATGCCGCATGACCGCCATGTTTTGTTGAGCCTCGCACACCTTCGCGCATTCCTCGCGCTCATGCGCGGCGACAAGGGCGGCGAAGCGTTCAAAGTTTTCCAGTATGCCGCTCTGCTCTAATCCAGTCATATTTGCTAGTTCTGCCAATCGTATGACTTCATCGCGTGTCATCCCTGTCTCCTTGACCATATCGCGTCTCGCAGTTCTACAGCCGCGTTCTGAGACGAGTTGTTAAATGCCTGTTTCGCATAGGCATGGCAGAGTTCCGCACACGCCTCAATCTCATCCCTCTTTACCGTGGCAATTATCTCCAGCAGTACAGGGCCGGGGATAACGTAAAGGCTACGCTCGCTGTCGTAGTAGGGTTCCAGTGTCATGCGTCCCCCTTTGCCTTGGCGATTGCGGCACGTGATATATCCATTGCGTAAGCCTTTCCAAACCCATTCATTTCTACCATTTCAACCATGCTTTCCAACGCCTCCAGCAACTCGGGCGCGGCGGCGATTAGTCGGGCGTTGGCTTCCATCTCTTTTTCATCTGCCGCAGTTGCATCAGGCGACCATACTTCAACCCAATCATTACCTACGCAATGATGAACAACCGAAATCTGCCCACTATGTATGTCATTCCTATCTGTTCTCCAAGGCCCCGGTGTGTGACTCATATTTTGGTACCCTCATTTGTAAGGGTACCATCAGTTAAGTGTTTGATTTTCATGACTGCCCCCTTTCCATCAATGTCTTTTCTAGAATCTCCAGCGATCTAGCAATAATCTGTTTGTTTCGATCACTGCCAAGCTTTGAATCACTGCAATAAGGGCATCGACCTTCGCCCTCCCAAACATGACCAAAACACTTATTGGTCTCGCTAAAACCAACTGCCTCAAAAATGTGTTTAAACTTCATGTCGTCATCGCGTGTCATTCCTTACTCCTTACAATTACATCGATCATCTTCTTGGCTCGTTCCAACTGCTCAACCCCGTTGCCGGTAAGCCAACTGGACATGTAATCGAGGACGATTTTTCCGTCCTCGATTACAACCACGCAGACCTTTGAGGCTGGGGTGTAGTGCTCGCCCGTGTTGCCATTACTGGCAATAATGTCGGCACGTTCCTCGTCAAACAGGGACATTTGCATTTCCTCTGGATGCCAGCAGCCCCCGCCGCATTCGCCTACTGGATAGTTGCATAGGGGGACAGTACATATCTTGTTATACATTGTACAACCTTATTTGTGTTTTGCAAGGCGATATTGTTTGACGGCGTTTCGTAGACCGGCCTGCGTGGCGGCCTTCTCGTCCAGTGCCAGTGCCTGCGCTTGATCAAGGGTGTCACGCATCAGCAGCCTATGGCAGATGACAGGCACTCCCTGACCCTGTCGGCGCACTCGGGCGTTGAACTGGTCATACAAGTCAAGGGACCAGTTTAGACCGTACCAGACAAGTATGTGGCCGTTCTTCTGCAGTCCGTCGATCCCGTGACCCATGCTGGCCGGGTGGCCGATCATCAGAGCGCAGTCACCCGACTTCCAGCGAGCCATGGCATTGACCAGTGAGGACTCAGACTTGCACTCGGTCAGGTTGATCGGGTCGAGGTGCTTGAACTTCTCCATGATCCTCTGGGCGTCCGACCGATAGGCGTAAGCACAGAGCACAGGTGACCCCTGAGCCTCGTCCAGGATGTCCTCCAAGGCTTCCAACTTCATGTCATGGATCGGTTCCCAGAGAGGCATCCCCGGGATCGGATAGACCGCACCGTTGGAGAACTGGAGGCACTTGTTGGTCAGCGCCGCCTGGTTGAACACCTCGATGTCGGTACCGCTGTCGAGGGTCAGGAAGAACTCTTCCTCCAACTGCTCGTACATCCCGCGCAACTCGCTGGGCATCTCGATCTCGATGTTGTTGACCATAAGATCCGGCAACGGGTTGTAGTCCTCGGCAGACATCTCCAGGGTGATGTCCCCGATCAACCGCTTGATACCATCCTCGGTGTCCCGGTAGGCGATGTCCTTTCGTCCGTCTTCAGCTTTCTTGTACCACTGAGTCATGAACGCGGTTTTGAACTTACCCAGGCGATACCCTGAGTCCACTACCAGATACTGACCATGGAGATCCTTGTAACCATTGCTGGCGGGCGTCCCGGTCAATCCTGTGCGCCATACGAAATAGTCCAGTACGTTCTCGTTTCGCTTACCGGAGAACCAAGCGTTGACGCGGTTGGTGGTGGAGTTCTTCATCTTGCTGATCTCATCCCAGACAACTCCGTTGAAAGGCAACGGCTTGTTCTTGTTGATGAAATAAGTCTGCATCGTCTCAGCCAACCACTTCATGTTCTCATAGTTGATCAGGTAGACATGGGCAGGGCGCAGGAGAGCACGGGTACGCTGGTCCTTGGTGCCTGTGACCATGCTGAACTTGAGGTGCTTGGTATGCTCCCACTTCTCAGCCTCTTGCCGCCAAACCAGACGGCACACCCTGATCGGGGCGACGATGATCACCCCAGTCAGGTAGCCAGTCTTGATCAGGTGCGCGATGCTGGTGAGCGTGACAACCGTCTTGCCCAGGCCCATGTCGAGCCAGAGCATCGAGTGGGGATGGGAACACTGGAAGTTGACAGCTTTTTTCTGGTAGTCATGCAGTAAGTTGGGCGTTAGCATGTTTGGTCACCATCAAGTCAATTACAAGTTTACCTTTTACGACGTCATCAATTACGAACACGTTTACGCCTTGAGCCTGGAGCCTTTCATGTTCCCTAGCCTGCGCTGGCGTCGGCGACTCACCGGATCGCTTGAACTCAATAAAAAACACCAAGCCTTTAGGAGTAATAAACATACGATCAGGCACAGCCATTCGCTGAGGAGATGTAAACTTGTACACAAGGTATCCCAATTCTTTCGCATGGTCGCACACTCGTTTTTCAATCTGTTTTTCTAGCATAATCCAAGCACCAGTTTTTCGACTTCTTTGATGTAATACTCGTAGTCCACAGGCAACGTCGCATCGTTGATGTCGTTGCATACCTGTACGTTCCAGCCAGACTCGACGGCGATCTTGCGCCACTCGGTCTTGCCCTTGAGGGGCGGCATCCATTTGATCAGCGGCTTGCCTTCTTTGGCGATGTAATAGCGGCTGATGTTCTGCACCTTGCCATCGCCCCACTGGAGGTAGCTTGACCGAGGCACCTTGGTGCGGAGCATGAAGTCCATCTTGTCAGGCCACTCCATTACCGTCTTGCGGATCGGCGCACCCTCGACCAGTACCTTCTCAGCGACCTTGGGAATCACCAGACCGCCAGCGTTCTGATGCCAGCCGATGACATACTCGTAGGCACCCTTACGCTTTACGGACCCGTCTGTCTTGACCGCGACATAGTTGTTCACATCTCGGATGAACATGGAGTCGTAGATCACTTCCTCAAGCTGCAACTTGGTAAGCTTTTCCCACCACACACGTCTGTCGTCTACTGTCATTTCCTGACTGCGCGGTACACGCACTGTCAGACCATCCGTGTTGATCTGGATGAGTTCCAGGTGATCTATCTCCATCAACGACTCAGCCAACAGGCACAGCAACAACTGCCCGTTGAGCGTGATCTTCATAGTGAACAGCGGGTCATAAAACACAGAGAACTGATTATTAGAATCGCCGTATACGCCGTTAAGAGCCAACTTAAGCATCGCGTTTTCAGCAGACTTTTTGTCGTATCGCTTTCGTTGTTCATAGAGGTTCTTGTAGATAGTGCAAAAGGTCTTGCCGAGGTGTTCTGGGTAAAACTCGTTGACGATGGCAAGGTTGGGGTAGTAGCTGGACACATCGAGGT